CGATTGCCCTGGTGGTTTTAATTTCCACCGTCATACTCACGGTCTCGAAGACCGAGTAATGCCCGTGGTTCAGGCAATATTTAAGTAGTTTGGGAGCAGACGCGTGACTCATCTGGTTCTGCGGCGCGGAGACGCGTGCGGCATACGCAATGAGTTGCTCGGCATTCTCAACACCGGCAACGCGAGGAGAAGTGACGGCGATCAGCTTGGCAGACATATTTCAATTGTTGATGTATATTGTTTTAGAGGTGTTAAATGTTATGTATTGTCAATATGTGATACCAGATACTTTATATCGACTGTAATTTCCTTCAGAAACTATTATCAAAAAAAAAAAAAAAAAAGAAAGTAATATTTACATGGAACTGCTTTACCGCATACCAATGTAATATTTACATATCAACAATAATGTCTGTAAGAAACTAATTTCAAAAAAAAAAAAAAAATAAAGGTATATTATACATTGTATGTAGTGCCGTATTCTTTATATACAATGTATAATTTAACAAATTTTTTATTATCTTTGGTAAATTGTGAACGATGGTCGAATTCTTAAAGGGAGTATTGTATACATGCGATTGTGGCTATAAAACAACTATTTACAATCTTGCTCATAGTCATTCTAAGACAAAGAAATGTATTCATCGAACCATGAATAAAAAGGATGTCGAATTCGTTCTCAAAGAAGATTATATGGCCAAATCCTCTTCTTCTTCTATTCCTGTTGTGAATAATATAATTAACGCGGGAGAACACAGTAATATTTCTCAGATGAATATCACCATCAATCTTACGGTTCCCGATAAATCAGTGGTATCCGCGGTATACGATGCCGTCAAGAACCCCGACTGCGTTCGAGAACTCAAATACGCGGACCCTCAAGAGATACCGGCTATATTGTTCAAATACACTCGTGGCACATGCGCGGACAAACAATATATAAAGTACGACCCCGATAAAAACACGGTGTTACACAAAGATCCCATCACCGGGAAAGAAGTCGCGAAAGATCTGAAGAAATACAGGAACGAATATCTGGTGAAGAATGCGGATGTATACGACGACACGTACCACATCCAATATATGCCCAAAGAAATTCAACGAAACATGAACGAACTGGCGAGACCCGCGTTTGATACGGGTAAAAAGAAAGACGACCCCATCCCGGCGGCCAATGTGATAAAGATGTGCGCGAGTGGCGATCATCGAATGTATAAACTTCCGCACGGCAGTAAGAAATTTTATACGGACGTTGTGGATAATGTAGACAGAGAGATAAAACTGACATGAATAATTTAACACGGCATGTATATATATACAATAATGAGCGTCCTCAACAAGCTTAAAGATATTCCAGAAGAGGAATACATCACGTGCCAAAGGATCGTGGATTTCTGCAGAGTGAACACCGTTCCTTACATCAAACCCGACCCGATTAAATATCGCCAACATTATGGAAGCCAGTTTATGGTGACCAATGGCGGATGGAACGGGTTTTATGATGTGGTGGAGCTCGATAAGGCTCCGGTGCTCGTGACGGGATATTCTGACCACCCAATTGATCATATGGAACTCGATCTACTCGAGCAGCCAAGCTTGAAGGCGTGGTTTGCGAACAACATAAACATCCGCCACCCGAAGTTGCATGCGGTCCCACTCGGTCTTCCCAACGAGGTAGACTTCTCCATCCAGGGGAATACGAGGGCTATACACGAGGTTGCGCAATCGCCAAAAGTAATCAAGAACCTTGCGTACATGAATTTTAAAATCGATACATTTCCTGCCGAGCGAAGGAAGGTTTCTGATATGTTTTCGGGGAAATCATGGGTGACGAAGGGAGGGTTGAATTGTGACGTGGACGGGCATAAGCAGTATCTGAAGGATATCCAGTCTCATAAATTTTGCATCTGCCCACGCGGAAATGGGTTTGATAGCCACCGTCTGATGGAGGCGCTGTATCTCGGCACGATTCCAGTGGTGATGAAATGCGTTGCGATGGAGCAATTTTACGATTTTCCCTGTGTCTTTATTGATGATTGGAACCAAGTGACGGAAGAGTTTTTACACGAGAAGTATGAAGAAATACTCACACGCGAGTATAATATTGACAAGCTTTACGTGTCTTATTGGCTAAAAGAAATTGCCTCGTCGTTTTAATCAGAGGTTTCGATCTCGCACCCGAAAGTCCTATCTAGGTACGTCTCGATCTCCGTAACAGAGTCCTGAACAATGTCGAAGAATTCGTGATTGGATGACAAGTCGTAAATGGTGTTCATCACATAGACGATCCTCTCTACCGCACTAGAACCCCGGCCAAGATCATTCACGATTCCGGCAAGTTTTGTAATATGAGACTGGACGTGATACTCTGCTTGAAGCGAGCACAGCATCTGGAACATAGTAAATACAGTGTTGGCCAGCAGAATCCCGCATGTAGTAGGGTTCAAATTGTGACTATGCTTGACAACATCTCCATTGAAGATTGTGTGATCCTTGAGAGACATCATAATATTCTTGGACAAAGGCTCATAGCACACTTCTCCGAAGACATCACAATACTCAGCGCGGAGAAGCTTCTTGAGGTTCGTCCGGAATGAAATAAAGAGAACTTTCTCGGCACTCCTGATATCCGATTCGCTGATGTTCATGATGATGGGGGCAAACATGCTTTCTTGGGGGTGGGGAGTTTTGGAGTTAATTAATATAAAGAATAAATGGTGGAGGTCAAGTATTTATAGACAAAACATTGTTATGGGCTAGTGTCATTTGACCCCGGGTAGAAAATGTATATAAAGTGCTACTTTTCTAACGAGGGCGCAAAAACAATTTATTGCAACAAAAATAAATACATCATGTCTATCAGGACTGTAATCTCAGAGATCTCACAAAGTACTTCCTTGCGTTCCTTGAAGAAGTCGGAGGCAATCGCAGCGGTCTTTGAGGTGTTGCGCAGGAACATCGTCGCGGGTATGACCATCCGCGATATCATTAGCATTCTCACGTCATCGCTCGCCCTTTTTTCGGACCCCCTAGTATACACCAACGAATACATTGAGATGTTTGTCGCCAAATGTATCCGTCATGGTCTAATGGTTCAAGTCTCAAAGAAGGAAAAAGGAACCCGAATTAAAAGTGTGTACAGGATGGTCGCTCCGACTTGTTAGTTTGTCGCTCTGATCCATTGTGTGGCTATCATTTTAACACCGCGTTTGACAGGCATCCCGGCGTGCAAAGTTTGCTTGTATAACTTCAACGTTTGGGGGTTAGATACCCAGAAAAAAACAGCAGTTCCTTGTTCTGGCGTCACCGACTTGTTTAAGGTTGGGAAGTCTGTTTCACCGCCTGATTCTGGAGCTTTTAGATACACGAGCATCGTGCAAATGCGCTGATTGGAGGGGCAATTATCAGTGCAGTCATCGCCGTCGAAATGATGATAATAGTACCCGCCCTTGGTATAACGCGCAACCTGTACATCCTCGGTAGAATATTTCCCGACAGATGGAGACCGAGTGGACAAGAACTCTTTCGTCTTCTCCCTTAACTTGTCGGATACAGGATGTTCGCCGCCAACGAACCAAGTTTGTCTGCTTTTCCGGGAGTCCAAGTCAAGCTTCGGCGGGTCCTCTTCTGTGCCTCCGCCAACCTCGGAGTCTTCGAGCCCCTTGACCATCCCAGCCGCCGCGAGAGATTCACATTCATCGCGCGATAGGAAATTTGGGATAACCGTTACATACTCTTCCGGCTCTGCATTTACAACAAAAGTTTCTGGAATTTTGTAATACAAGAACATAGAAATACATATAAGGATAACCAACACCCACAGGGAGACAGACATTTGTTCTTAATTAAATGAAATATGTTTTTATAAATATGTTATCTGTGGTATGTTCGGCGCGTGTATAACGGCGAGACAATTTATATCAAATACGTCTTTCTGTTATTTTCCCTAATCATATTTGCAGCTGCTAGAATGACCGCTTCGTCACCTTTGTCTATGATCGAGGCAATCAAACCCTCGGAGCTCGCAGTGTTCAAGTTCACATACGCACCGTCGGGGTCCATACTTTCGTAGGCTTGGCGTGTATGTTTATCAATTTTTTCGCGGACATAAAAGACGACCATGATTTCTGGATTGCCGGTCTGGACCGACCACACACGGTTCATGGACGGGTTCTTTACTCGAATATACTTGTTCTCTGGGCACTTGTATATGACCACACCTCCCCATAGATACTGCGCCGCATGCCCTTCCTTTTTCTGTTTATACCGGATGAAGTCGCCAACATTTACGTCGTCTACACTGTCGCATTTGGTATACCCCTTGAGAAATTCTGCAGAATGAAATTCTTTATTTGTAAGTTTCTTCGCCGGTTTCTTCACAAACACTATATCTGTATCGCGAATCTCGTTCTTTACAGTCGCCAAACGTTCCTTGAGGTCGTCGAGGCGTTTGTCAATCTTCCTGATGTTATCCATTTCTATATATTACATACACGGATTAAATTAATTTAAGGTTTGTCGATATGAGGACGTCATCGTATCGACAAAACGCATTTACATACATGTATCATGATGTATATAGGATTTGATTAAACTCGTGCGGCCTTTTGAGCTGCAAGTTTGCTCTTGGTCATGTTCAGTTCTAGTTTAGCTCTCAACATTTTTTGCATGATCTTCTTCTTTTCTTTGTTGGATTCCTCTAATTTGTTTTTGAAGTGTTCTACGTTGGGTTTTTTACCAAAAAGAGACTTCTTCTTCATTTGTTTTGCCATCTCATTCCTAATGGCATTTTCGTCATTCTTTTCCAAATTCATCTTGCGTTTCAAGTCCTCCATTTTGCCGATGGACGTGGCAACGTTCTTTTCCGCATGTCTCACGGCATTTTCATGCTTCTTGGAAATCTGAGACAAGTTTGCTGGCACATACTTACGTTTAGCTGGTACAACCTTCTTACCCTTGCCTTCTATGTTGATTTCTCTG